CAAGGATCTGGAAAGAGCCGCCCTAATAAACCGACTGGGTCGTGTTTCTCATGATGTATTATCTTAATGTCCAACCCAAGGAGTTGCGCTACCTTCGACACAACGGCTTGGGGATGACACGTGACGCCGTCATCACCATAACATAATCCTATTTCTCGCCAGGCCTCGTGGCTCGCTAACCCACGCATTCGTCCGCAACAGTACGCAACGAACGCATTAATAATGGTATTGCCGTCAGTGGTCAGTGGTGATCCTGACAACCGACTGCAACCTGGGTTATACTTCACTCCAAACTTGGTCCTACCCTTAGCTTGAAGCTCAGAAAAGAGCAGCTCACGCAACTCATCGTAATACTCTCGGGACACCCATCGCAAATAAACAGCAAATTCAACATTGACACGGAGCCACTCGCTCAACGTGCCATCGAATTTGCCATAATCAGTCTCATCCGCACTCTGATGTAGCAAACAAAACGCGACTAAAGCCTCAGCGATTTCTGGTGGTGTCTTACAAGGTAAATACCAGAGACATTCCATCAATCGTTGCTTCTTCAAGCCATACGTATATTTCGACAATCTAAGAGTGTGGTCGGTGGGGACCGTCGATATATTACGAGGAAAATTTTCCTTAGGATAAAACTCAGCTTTCTGGAAGGACTTAACGTCACATCCTTCCACGGCGTGCATCGTGGGGAAGGCTTGTTCAGAGCGTGCTATCTGTGTTGGCCTGTTTTGGTTGTCCATAACCTCATCGAGGGTGACGGGAGTTCCAATGCCCGCCACAGGAACAACCAACTTAACGAATTCATCAGCCCATTTGTTAAAAATCCCAGGTGGTGTTTTAACGTTCCTTACGTCATCCACACGTCCTTTGATGCATGCAACATCATTGTTGTATGAATTGCAAGGAGCTGTAGCCCCGGTGCCTGGTAACACCAATGGGGGGCTAACCACTCGAGCATACTCACGGCCATCCTCAGTGACCAAGGGGCCCACCGCTTGGTAATGATCAGCATTGCGCACAACATGAGCAACGCCTGTGACTGGAACATCACGCTCAAAACCAGCACCCTTATTGAGTATCTCAAATAACAAAGCGGCATTGATAGATGGGCTATCAATGCCGGAGCTTGACAAATATCGTTCAACATCCGATATCACCTTCCATTTAGCGGTGCTATGTCTTACGACAATAGCCTCGTATAGGTTGAGGGGCAATGACACAGACGTGGCTCTCCCTGCTAGACTTAGAGAAACCATGTCCCTTGATCCTTCACGATAATCTACACGCACAACACCATCCCTTTCCAGAGTACGGCGTTGGAGTGGTTGTCGCTTACACAGCCAGGCGGCCGTCCATGGGATGTACACTTCAG